GCGGGGGAGTAGAAAAGAATCCCCCTGTTCCTTCTATAAAGAGAGATACAGTTTGGGTGGTTAAGGATTCCTTGATAACTAGTAAGCCCAAGGTGATTAAAACTGAAAACTACTACTGGAATGTAGAAGGACATGACACCATCTACAACTATTATGTAGCAGACACTAACTACAGCAGACTTTTAGTTCAGTATCAAGAGGTGGTGAAAGAGCTTCTTGCAAGGAACATTCACCAGGATTCTATACGTATTGATACGAATGCATACGTAAAGATTACAGACACTGTCCAGAAAAATCTTATTATAGGAAGAAGCATTCAAAGTAGGATAACCTACCCTATAATCACCAACACTGTCCCACAAAACCCTGTAAACCAGCTTTATATAGGTGGTGGACTAGGAGCTAGTCAAAATGCTCTAATCAATCAGGTTAGAGGTGGTTTTATATTTAAGACAAAAAAGGACCAACTCTTTGGAGCCAATGTAGGAATATCTACACAAGGGATGGTGACATATGGAATAGATTCTTATTGGAAAATAAACTTAAGGAAATGAAATTTGGCTGGAAATACTATTTTGCCCCTACACCTAAGAGACTTAGAGTGCTGGGAGACTCTTTGGCTGCTGCAGGAACCTTTGCAGCTGGTATAGCTACGCTCAATGGACATCCTATTGCAGGCACTGTAATAATGTTTATTGCTGTAGCTGGTAAATTTATTTCTAACTTCTTTGCTGAAGACTCTGAAAATGGCTAGAAAAATCATCCTATCTGCTGGACATGGAGGCATAGACCCTGGAACTTCAGGGAATGGTTATATTGAACGTGACCTAGCAATAGAGTTGAGAAATCTTATTGTAGCTGAACTTAAAGCATTGGGAATCAACGCTTTAGTGGATGATGATAAAAACGCTCTTAAACAAACTCTTCTCTGGCTCAGAGGTAAGTTTACAACAGGAGACATTCTTTTGGACATCCATTGGAACTCAGCAGGTCCAGATGCTAAAGGTTCAGAGATATTTATTCCTGATCAGTCTTCTTCTTTTGAAAGAACCTTGGCTGCAGACCTTCTTAAATGCTTTACAATATTTGGATTTAAGAGTAGGGGTGTTAGACCTGAATCTCAGAGTGCTAGAAAGACATTAGGCTGGATGAGACCAGGAGCTGAGAATCTTCTAATAGAAGTGTGCTTTATAAGCAATGTATTAGACATGAAGCTCTACCAAGCAAATAAACACGGAATAGCTCGTAGAATAGCTTTAACATTAAACCAATATAGCAAATGAGAAAGGGAACAGGTGAATCACGCAAAGTGATCTTTGGAAAACGTAAAGGGGGAAAAGCTAGAAAAAGCAAGGGCCCAAAAGATAAATCTAAGTCAAAATATCGTGGGCAAGGAAAATAATATATATTTGCACAATATAAAATATCAACAATGTTTAGAAGAGAAATAGGATGGAGTCAAGAAGCTACAAATACATGGTATGTAGCTAAAGCAATTGAGCAGCTTATTGGTGTAAGTGGAGCATCTCTCACAACAGGAGAGCAAACAGTTAATAAACCTTTTAGTGATTCAGCATTTGATTTTACCACTCTGGTGTCAAGTGTGTCTACAACCGTTACTGTTCAAGGTTTAATACCTGCTTCAGGAGATGCCACTTTAAGAAATTATATTACTAGTTTAACCATCAATACGGACGCTCTTGGAGCAGCTGGTCTATTGTGGATATTGAACGGGGCCCTCACTGTAACATCTGTTGCTACAGGTACAGGACTTGCTACAACTTCTACAGCTCATGATTTGAAGGTGGGAGATTCTGTAGTGTTCACAGCTTTAGCTGGTGGTACAGGACTTTCTACAAACACCATCTATTATGTAAGAGCAGTGCCTTCACCCACTACATTCAACTTCTCAACTACTATTCTAGGTGCTAACACTGTACCTTCTGTAGCTTATACAGGAACCACTTGTTATCAACTGCTATTCCAGTTTAGACTGCAAACAGCTGCTATAGGTGTTCCTACCACTATCACTTTCCCCACCCCTCTAAGAGGAGCCCTCAACGTAAATACAAACTTCTTGATTCCAACTAGCATGACAAGTGGAACCATCTACTTGACAGCTAACGGATATAGAGCAGTGTAAAACCCCGTAAACCAATAACTACATATATGAAGGATTTGAAGTATGTCACAGTGCAACCAGACGACAGCTATTACACATGGCAAGTGCACCTTTGGCTAGAAAGCCTGAAGAACAGAGGAGAATCAGACAAAGCAATTGTACTGATATTCATCCCCAACTACAGAGAGAAGAATCCCAAATGGCAGCAAGTGATAGACCTCTATCCAGAAGCTGAGTTCCATTTCTACAAAGATGAGGATAACATCAGCTCTCTATTGGGAATCTATATTCCTGTTCTTAGACCATACACTCTCTGGAGACACTGGAAAGCTCATCCTTCATTAGTGAATAACGCTATTTTCTATTGTGATTCTGATGTGTTATTTACAGAAAAGTTTGATATTCAACAGTTTATAGACGATGATGTATGTTATCTGTCTGATACACTGAGCTACATAAATGTTGATTATTTTGATAGTAAGGTGAGAGATGTTCTCCCTGAGAAACTAGAAGAATACAAAACCAGAGACATCCTTGCTGAGATAGCAAGCGTTGTTGGTGTTTCCAGGGAACAACTAACAGCAATAAACAGTGATTCTGGAGGAGCTCAATATCTATTAAAGAACATTGACGCTGCTTTCTGGAACAAGATTATTACAGACTGCATAGTGATTAGAAACTACCTGTTGAAGATAAACAAAGAATTCTTTGAAAGTGAAGACAGAGGGTTTCAAAGTTGGTGTGCTGACATGTGGGCTGTTCTTTGGAACCTTGTTCTTAGGGAAAAAGAAGTTAAAGTGATTCCAGAGATGGGATTTTCTTGGGCCCCTGACCCCATCAGTAAGCTAGACACTCACACCATCCTTCATAATGCAGGTGTTACAGGAGAGGAAATGCCTGCTGGTGGTGACCAACCTCCTTTCAAAATGTTCTATAAGGGTAAATACCATTTAGGACAAGATCCTACACAAGACCCTCATTTAGACGCTGTATTGAATGATGAAAAGTCTTCCCAGCTGTGCACAGGGTATTACGCAAAAAAGTTGAAAGACTTATCTCTTAAATATAAATTAACCTATTAATTTTTAAAAAATGGCATCAAACGCTCGTACTTTAAAAGCTTATGTTCGCTTCGATGGAAGTGGCAGAATTGTAGCTGGAAGTCTCATCTTAAGAAAAAACATGCCTAAGGTGGGTACATGGATGGAAATCCAAAGCAACCAGTGTTGCAACTTCACCACCACCACCACTACAACCACTACATAATGAAATCTTTGTTTCCACAGGATATGCTTAGCTCTTCTGGTGGAGAGCTAAGCTTAGACTTGATTGCAGCTAAGTTAACGCATTTTGTTGACCAATTGCATCTATTGCATTGGCAGACAACTAGTTATGCAGAGCACCAAGCTCTTGGTGGATTGTATGATAAGGTGTTTGACTTCAAAGATGAGATTGTAGAGAAGGTGATGGGATATACAGGAAAAAGACCAATGGCTGTAAAACACGACCCATTGGTGAATCATTCTTCTGGTGTATCATCCACCATCGTAAGCAATCTAATTAGCTTTGCCAGTCAGTTACAATCCTATGCTTCCTCCAATGGAATGCCTGACATTGAAAACATTGCTCAGTCATTATCTGGAGAAGCTGCAAAGACCAAATACCTATTGACACTCAGCTAGTTATGACAGTTAGCAGAAAGTTTTTTCCAGAGGTGATGGCTGATAACGATGAAGCATATATAAATCATCTCGTAGGTGTTATAGAAGCTGTAGATGAACTCAGCTCTCTGGAAATAACAAAAACTCCTACGTCCTTTCATTTTAGACTGGCTCCTTCTGTACCAAAGTATAATCCCATCCTTCTAGAGGAAATACTAAAGCTACACAATCTGTTTCACATAAGGTTAAACCTATCCAAGAGTATTAAATCTTCAGCCACATTGGTGTTCTCCATTGACCTGTAGAAAAATAAATTTGGAAGATGTGTAAACATATTTATATATTTGCCAAAATCAATTAAATTATGGCAAATTATGATCCCTCCAAGAAATACACTTGGAGCCCTGAAGACAAATTCGTATTAACAGGAAGCCAGTTTGGTCTCATCCTGAATGCATTGAGAGGTGTTCTAAACACTCCTGAAGCATCTAAAATCCTTTTAGCTAGCAGAGCTAATGACGCTATTGAAGAAGTGATGGCTGCTGCTGTAGAAGAGTACATTGTTAAAGAAGCAGAGGAAGAAGTTCCTGTTAGTCAGCTGCGAAAAATGTAAATTCAAATAGAAATGGCAAATGTAAAAAAAGCTAAGAACATCTCTGCAGGTGTTGGTGGCAAAGGAAAGAAAGCCCCTATGGTGGATCCAAAGGGTGCATTTACAAAGGTGCAACAACGCACTCTTGGTAACATGAAGAAGGGTGGTAAGCTCTCTAAAAAGAAATAATCATGGCTACCATTAAGAAGGCACAAAAAGGTAAAACTATCAAACCTACAGCAGATAGTACAGCTTATTTTAAAAATCAAGAAAAAAGTTTTAGACAACTATCTAAATCAGAAAAAGGTGATAGTGAATTGTCTAAATTTAATAAAAGATTTTTTGAAAATGAAGCTGGTAAAAGTGTTTCTAGTCAATTAAGACAATATCGTAAAGGAAAACCTGGTTATGATAAAGATGGTTTTCCTATAAAGAAACAACGTGCTGGTGGTGTAACCAAAGCTAAAGATGGTAAATGGATGCAGAAAGCTGCAGCTTCTATTAAACGTAGAGGAACAGAAGGCAAATGCACACCTATTACAAAGCCTGGATGTACAGGAAGAGCCAAAGCATTGGCTAAGACATTCAAGAAAATTGCTGCAAAGCGTAAAGGTAAATAGTCATGGCTACAGTTAAAAAGAGCCCAGCATGGACCAGGAAAGAAGGTAAAAATCCTTCTGGAGGATTGAATGCTAAGGGTGTAGCTTCTTATAGAAGACAAAACCCTGGCTCTAAGCTTAAGACAGCTGTTACAACAAAGCCTTCAAAACTTAAGCCTGGTAGCAAAGCTGCTAAACGTAGAAAGTCATTCTGTAGTAGAATGGAAGGTCACAAGAGAAAGAATACATCTGCTAAGACAGCAAGAGACCCAAACAGTAGAATTAATAAATCACTTCGTAAATGGAACTGTTGATATGGCAAAACAAATGTTAAAACGTGCAGATGGTTCTACATCACAACGTGGTTTGTGGGATAATATCAGGAATGCTAAAGGTTCTGGAAAGAAACCTACAGCACAAATGCTTAAACAAGAACGTAAAATAAAAGCTAAATCTAAATAATCATGGCAACAATGAAAAAATACCAAGCTGGTGGTAAAACTCCAAGCTCTCCAGCACAGAAGAAGTTTGCAGCATTAGCTGCTCCTAAAGACAAGATTACATTTGCTGATAAGATTGCTGGGGCCAAGGGGAAAAAAGCTCCTATGGCAAAGAAAGGAGCAAAGGTGATGTCAGGAATGAAGAAATGTAAATATGGTTGTAAATAATTAAATCCCTATAACAATGAAAAAAGCATCTGGTCCAAAAGCATCTAATGTTTCTGCTAAGCTTGGCTCCTACAATACAGCCAAAAGAACCATTGGAAAGAATCAATCTGGCAAATCCACTAAGCCTGTAGGTTTGGTGAAAGCTGGTAAGTCTAAAAAAGGCATGTAATGAAATCAGGAAAGCCAAAGAAAGCTCCTAAGGTGGTTAATCCCAGACCTAAGGACAATTATATGAAAGAGTCAGATACAAAGAATAGACTCAAAAGTAAAATGTGGCCTCTGAAATCAAAGAGATTATCAAAATGAGAAATAAGCCCTCAATTTAAGAGGGCTTATTTCATTTATAGCGTTACAATTGATTTATAAGAAGAAGCTGATGTCGCATGTCGAATGTAGTACATAAACTCTTCGCTGGCTCTAGCTTCCTCTATGGAGAATTCCCAAGGATAGTGTCTGGCTACATAGGGGAATGTTGTAGAGCTTCCTCCTATAAAGTAGTTCCCTACTCTGTACATGGCAAATGTAGTGTCTATTTGTACATCAAAATACAATCCATCTTCCTTCTTAGACTTATCCCATCTAGGCTTTTCATAGGCATGTAGTCTTTCATAATAAGGAGACTTGCTCTCCACTCTCTGCCAGTCTAGTCCTAGTCCCACCTTGGTTAACAGATGCTCATTTGAGAGCTGCTGTAGGTGTACAAGAGTGTCATCTGGTGTTTCTTCTAAGCCCATATCAGGGTCTGTCACCACATAATAAGGAGCATTCAAACCACTCACTATTCCTGCTATCCATGGAGCAGCCATTCCCACGTTCCTATCAAGCTTCTCTATTCTACATGGATTGGTGGCATACCATTCTAATAAGGGGGGATAGGATGAATCATTGTCTACAATAATAATTTCCCCTACGTTCTCATATGCTTTTATTCTCTCCACCATAGCCTTGGGCCATGTAAGGAGGTTCCTATTGTTAATTATTACTGGAATTGGGTTCATCTTCTTTTTTTATAATCATTAGTTTATGAGATAGAGACAGTGTTGATGGCCCAATCACCTTTGCCATCAAAAAAGGATAATCAGAAGGGCTTTCATTTTTTGAAAAATCCTTTATTTTCTTAATTGTATTCACTGCATCAGCTTGTCCTGCATGCAAATCTTCAATGAAATAATAGCCTCCAGGCTTTACGTGCTTCCATAAGATTTCAAAGCTCTTTACAATATGGTCTCCTACATGGCTTCCATCATCAATAACAAAGTCCAAGGGCCCTGTAAGCTTAACAACATCTTCTAAGAATTTCTCATCTGTCTGGTCTCCTATGTGAATGTTAAACTCCTCAGGAGATATGTGATTAACCACACCTGGATCAATGTCTATAGCATGTAAATGCATCTCAGGATTGTATTGTTTCCACATCCTCATAGAGTCCCCATGCCATATTCCTATCTCAAGCAGAGTGTAGTTTCCCTTTGGGGGAATGTAGTGGTCATATATTTCTGTATATCCATGGGCTTCATAATGCTCTGTGCCTTTATCTGTACGATGCAGATTAGCCAACTGTGTAAGTGAAGGGGTGTTTTCCATAAAATTCTGGTTTTAAAGATTCTCCTGCAGTGGGATTGCCATACACTTGTATATCATTCTGGTCCACTGTACGAAGAATTCCTGTTTTATAAAATCTAACTATAAACTGGGGGTTGCTGTGTATGCTTCCAGCAATTAAAAAAAGAGCTACACCATAGCCTAGCTCTTTCACCTCAACATCAAAGGGGTTGAGGATTTCATGAATGGTTTGTACTATCATATGAATTAATTATGAACGAACAACACTTTATTAATTCTTGCAATGTTTTCATATGGAAACTTCTGTTTAAAATGCTCAACAAACCATCCATCAGCTGCATAATCTGTTCCTAATGGAATCTGTTGAGCAAGATCTCTACGTGTAGCAAATGCTCCCATATCTATTTGTCCTCCAGCAGGAACACATTTGAAATAGGCATAATCAAAATGTGAGTGCACCATATCCCAATAAATCATGCCTGCACCATAATATTTACTTAGCTCTGCTACAAAGTTAGGAGTGTAATAGTTATCATCTCCTGTCATGATGATGTATTCAGCTTTGCTTTTCTGTTTGCCATATTCTCTTGGTGTATGGCCCCAATCATTATAGCGCTTGTCCATCTTTGACCATCTAATGCGTGGATCACTGAAGTTTGCTACAATATTTACATTCTCTACATCATCAGGATTGTCTATAACAACATGTGCTCCCCAATCACCAAGAGTTTGACACACAAGGGAATAGAGCATGCATTTAAGCAGCTCAGGTCTGTTATACGTTGGTATTATGAAGTCCACTAACATAGTCTTTCAACATTTTAACATAGTCGTATTTCCAATAAGGTTTCAATTCTATTTCCCCTGTGGGAATCTTGCCTTGCATTCTCATATTCTCTATATGCATGCTGTGTCTTTGTATGACATTAGGTTGTCCAGGTTTATCATGTCCTTGTCCAGACATGTGATAGCCCCTACCACCCCACATATAAAACCAACTTGCTTCTTCCTTAGGAGGCTCAGCAAACAGTCTTCCTCCATATACATGGAGACGTTCTATAAATGTCATGTCATATCCAGCATTCTCAATAGGATGTCCTCCAATAGCTTTCCAGGCTGATTTACGAAAAACAATACCAGAGTTACCTATCCATCTGATGTCTGTAATACCATCACCATTATAGAACACTCCTGGGTTCCAATGCAGAATATTCACCTCATCAGTGAAATATTTGGCTACATTCTTCAAATGCCATGGCATAGCGACATCATCGTCATCCCATTGACATATAATGTCCCCTTTACAGAGCTCTGTAGCATAGTTTTCTTTGTCTCCTATAGTGGAGAATGTTTCATCAAGATTGTATATTCTCACCTGAGGGTGGTCAAATTTGAGCTTCTGAAGGTGATAGTCATTAACAATTACAAGCTCACATTTGTCAGCAGGGTAGTCTTGCTGGAGGAAGCTATGTAAGCTTTCCTCCAACATATCCACCCTACCATACGTAATCATCTTACATGAAATGAATGGCAGATTTATTTCCATATATGTACAATATCAAATGGTGACACTAATAACACTTCCTTGTCTTCAGAGAGAGGAATGATAGTGGCTTTTCTTGCTAAGGCCTCTGGGTCAACCAACACCTCATCTCCAGGTTTTATAGATGTAACAAGGTCTCCTACAGCATACACTGTAAGTTTTGACATCTTATTTAGGAGCTCCTTCTTAAGAGCATCTTTTGTGTTCTCATCAACGATGAGCTTGCTTTCTTCTTTTTTTGGCATGTTTAAATAAACACGATTGCCTAACAGATTGATATTCATTAGCTTAAGTATTTTTCATAAAATCTTTTACCATCTTCAGGACTAAGAGTGATTTCACTCTGAAATACGTCTCTTTGACGCTTATAGCCCATCACCACCTTTGTTTTGGGATTAACATCAGGAACATCATGTGGTCTTTCATGGATGTCATCCAGAATAACCAACACTGTACCATTTTCATTTTCAATGGTGCGAATCACCTTATTAAGGTTGAAACTGTCTTTGAAGGACTTGTCTCCTTCCACTCTTGTGTACGAGAATAAACTACTCATAAATTGTATTTGGTTTTTAAATAATTACGTCTTTTGTTCACTTCATCAAATCTGTACATGTCTGATTCTACGAAGGAATGTTCAGCGCCTGTCAAAAGTATGATGTTTTCTTCATCCAAACAAGCCTGTGGATATTTTTCTTTTGGGAGAATGTGATGAAAGAATATTGTTAAAGGTTCTCTACCCAGGGGTGCTCCACTCACTTCAGAGCGCTTTGGTCTTTTATTCCAGATGGACATGAACACCTCTCTGGTGTCCATGGTTCTCTTTTTACGCTCTGGAGTTACAAGCTTTTTACCACCACTGTTCAATGGCTTTCTGGGCTTGTGATTTGCACATAATCCATTTCCCCATACATGATTTTTACATCCTTCTATTTTACATGTCTTTGTATTTCCAAGCATATCCTTTGTGTGTTTTTCTATGTGGTTTATTTTTACAAACTTCTACTATAGCACTTATACTAAATCCAGAATTACCAGCTTCAGTGATAGAATTCCATTCTTTAACAAATTCTCCAGATTTGGTCATTTGAATTATTTGTTTTTTTGGTCCTCCCCAATGATTATCTTTTGCTATTTTAGATAAATTATCTTTCCATTTTTGAGATTTTGGAATTTTTCTACCTATGCTTCTTTCTCCAATTTTACGTTTAGTTTCTTCAGAATGACTATATCCTTTTCTGGTTGCTTTTCTAGCTTCTATACATTCTTTAGAAAACCAATAACCTCTTTCTTCAGCTTTTCTTTTCTTGGTTTCATAAATCTTTTTAGATGTTTCTGTACTTATTAAGTTAACTTTATTAGGATCTGTAGGTTTTATATTGTACCCTTTTGTTTTATCTAAAGCATGTAAATGAGTTACCCAGTAATGTTCTCTTTTCTTTGTATCACTATAATCACAAAATTCTAATATATCAAATTCAAAAGAATCAATACCATATAAATTTACAGCATTCTGTAAATACTCATTTACATGTCTTTTAGATAATAATCTTCTAAGATGTTCAATTAATCTACTTTCAAGATTAGTAGTTTCACCAACATAAATTTTTTTATTAATTACATTGGTTATTACATACACTCCTGGTTTTTTATAAAGATTACCTTTCTTAAACTTGGTATATTTTTCTAATATATTCATTGTTACAAATATATGTTAAATATTTAAAACTACCAAATTTATTTATAAACAATATTCTTTATCACAGTTTCCACCGCATGTTTTACACTTGTTCATTCTCAACTGGTTCAGAATCAACAGATTGTATCTTGTTAAGGATAGTTTGCTTAATGCTGTCATAAAACTCCTGATTGTCTACAAGCATACGCTTAAAGTCTTCCAGGTCATATTTGACACCATCAAAGGTCATTGTCTTACCATATTTCCTACCCACCTCATAATCATTGATGAGTTCCATAACCTCTCCCAGCTTATCAATTCC